AAAGTTTCTCGTATGCCGCCGCCGCTGCAATCTCCGGCGTTGCCCCTTTTTCCAGATATTTCATCGCAAGGGCTTTCATCCGGTCCTTGATCTCTTCGTAGCCCGGAAGGACGCTCAAGTTGTCCATCGCCCTTGCCAATTTCGCCTTCATCGTAGCCGATTCGGTAAATTCCTTGCCGAGTTCCACCGCGCCCTTGAGGTCCACAATCTTCAGCTTTTCAGAAATCTGATCCTGCATGGACTTCAAATCTTCGGAAATGGATTCCTGCGCATCGGACTCGGAAACGTCGTAGTTATTAAGCGATTTAAGCAGGCTGGCTGTTTCAGATTCGGTGCTATCCGTAGTTGTGTCCGAAGTTGTTTTAATGCTGCCGTCTTCGTTTAACGTTCCGCCTTCCGTCTCATCCGCATACTCGTTGAATTTGCCCTTTGTCCACTTTGTTTCCCCGGCACCTTCAATGTCCGCCGTGCCGAAATCCGTCGGGTTTGCGGCAATCGCGGCGGACTGTTCTTCGGGTGTCATATCGGCAAAGCCGAATCCGCTTTTGGCCTCTTTTCCCATCATCCCAGTAACGGCGGCGGGGACCGCCGCACCGATCAGTCCTGTCAGTCCGCCGGTTGCAAACGCAGAAGCAAGGGCCAGCGCGGGCAGTCCGTAAGTAGCGATTGCAGACAAAGCCTGCATCGGCGTCAGTCCGGTCAGCGCATCCATCACGTTTTCCATCATCGTGTTTTTCGAGTGCGCCAGTTCCGCAATGGAGTCGAAGGACTCCTTTCCAATCCCGAAAGAAGATCCAAATTCCTTGTCGGCCTGCTCCTGCTCGACAGAGGACAGTGAGCCATAGCCGCTTGACATCCCCGCCGACGGGTCGTTTGTGTCACCCATTGCGGATGCGTCTGCCGGTCCCCCCATAGAATCACCGGCATCCGAATCCCAATACTCCCGAAGCCCTGTTCTCGGATTGACGCTCCCCTTCCCGCCCAACGCCTGTAAAATCGCGGCCTCACGCGGGTTGATGTGGGCAACCATCGTGTCGCCGTAACGTCCCTGTCTGCCTAAGTATTCAGACCAGTCCATCGCTTACAGTCCGTATTTCTCCCGAATGCCGGGGTCCATCGCGGCGACCCATTCCTTTTCATCCTTGAACAGCCCCGCGCCGATGTCCCTCTGCGCCGCCGCCTTCAGATTCGGCGGAAGAACCAACGTCTTTTGCCGTGGCGTAGGCCGACCGCCGCTCAACATCCCCAAATTCCTATCCCCGCTTCCCCCCGCCATCTTGTCCTCCAGATAACGCGCCTTCGCTTCCGTGTAGGCATGTTCAACCGCAGCCTGCGCGGGCCATCCCTGCCCAACCTTGATTTGCGCGATCTTCCCCATGTCTTCCGCAATATCTTTGTAGTAGGGCTTATCGAGGTATGCGGTCATCATCCGCGCCGTTTCTACCTTCTGCGCCTGCGTGATGTTCTGTTTCACCCTGCCCTGAAATTCCATCACGTCGCGCACCGCCTCCACGACATTCCCCGCGAAAATCTTCTCCTGTAACTTCTCGTTGAACGCCTTCATTGCGTCATCCGTTGCCGCGCTTGGAATGGGCGATGCCGGTTGCTGCTGCCTCTCCTGCACCGCCTGTTTCAATAACGGTACGATGTCATCGTTCAGTTGCTTCTTGACGATCCGACCCAACCAGCTTCCGAGATATTGCTTCTGCTTTTCGTCAAATGGTTCCTTTTCCCCTCCCGCTTCTTCCGTGGGGGGCTGTCCTGCCTGTCCCGTAGGTTGCTGTTCTCCTTCGGGCAGGGCCGCTTGTGCTCCGGTATCCTGCTCCTCTGCCATGTTGCTTCTCCCTTTCCCCAATAAAAAAGCCGGAAAGCAGCGTAATTGCTGCAATTCCGGCCCTAAATGGTGCTCGGTATGTCTGTTCTTTACTTCCTTACTTGGTCGCTTCTTTTGCCGCCGCCTTTTGCGGCTCGTCCACCTTGATCGAAATGGACACGGTAATCATCCGCAAGTCCGGCTTGTGCTCCATCTCCACCTTCTGCCATAGGTCGTATTTGCGCCGAAAAGCGTCAATCTCCCGAACGATGGCCAGCGCCGATTCCCTTTTCATTGCTTTTGGCCCATAAGTTGCATAGCTTCAATCCACAACGTCATGATCGACTTGATCTGACGGACAATCAGACAAGTCTGGCACGAGCACTTGTCCGCCTCCGGCGATGAAATCAGTTGAAGGTTCAACTGCTTCACCCGCTTCTCCCATCCGTCAAACAAGACCTTCCCCGGCCCATTGTAAAAGGAGGACAGTTCCTTTCTCCGCTGTTCCCGTCTTGCCTTGTAGTAGGGAAGGTTTTCCGGCTTGTTTGGGTCCGGAGTCTGTTCCAGCTCTTCGCCGTAGAGCACCTTCCACAAGAGGGCAATCGCATTGGTCTCATCAGCCATTCATTCCCCCCCGCATCCCCTCAATCTGTTTCTGCCTCATTCCCGCCTGCGCCTGTCCCATCGGAACGCCCGACTGGTTCGCCTGCTTGTTCCCCATCACCTTCTGAAGCATCTGCAACTGTCCGGCTTCCCCGGATGGTTCAAAATAATTCTCATCCAGCATTTGCGCTTCCATCGGCATATCGCGGTTGCGGAAAATGTTTGCCAATAGTTTGTTGACGATCTTCGGCGTGTTTGGGTTGTTGATTGTGGAAACAACCTGGATCAGTTGCAAATCCTGCTGAATCTCCGTATCCTTCTGCACGTCGAGTTTCACGCCTGCCGCCGCCGGCCGATAGTGGTAAATATCCTCCCATTCCCCGCCGATCATCGGCTCCCCGATAATCGCCTTGATGGTCAGCGGATGTGCAAACTTCTTGGCAAAGGCCAAATCCATCTGCGCGGATGGGATCAACGCCGTCTGCTCGATCATCTTCACAAGGAAATCCAACCGCCCCATCGAAAACTGCGCGTTCAGGCTGGATGTGGTAGCCTTGTTCTCTTTCCCCTGCCCCTGCACGGTGGCGTTGACAGGCTGGATGAGCTGCATCTGCGCGTCGATATAGACAAGCTCCTGCCACGCATCGCGTGTGATATTCGACGGCTCCTTGAACATGAACACTTCAGCGGGATTGCCGCCGACAAGCCATCTTTGCTGCGGCGCATACTGGATCGTGTCCCAATCCACGATGCCGAACTTGTTGACCATGACCGGGGGCATGAGGTTCTGCCATATCTGGTCCATCATCCCGTTCACAAGATCGTTGTTCGCGGTCTGCAAGTCCTTCACCGGCTCGATCAGCCCCATCGGGTTCCAGCGTTCCTCGTCAAGATAGAGCTGCATATCAATGTAGTTGATCTGGTCGTAGGGGTTCGGCTCCCATCGAATCAACGTGATCCCGGCGTCCGTCTTGGCTACCGTGACGATCATGTGCTTCATCTGGTAGTCTTCCACGTCCTTGTTGAGAACGGGAATATAATCCCCCTCAAACTTGATCACCGGAACCAGCCCCACACGCTCGTAAACCTCAACGTCCGTGTAAACCTCGGAATCAGGAGGACAGTCAAGACCATCCCGTGACAGAGCAGCAGAATGGTCCTGACTGTGGTCGTCGGGGAGGGGAGCCGACGACCGTGGAATCCGATCCAGATTTTCATACTTGATTTCAGACGACTTCAGGGAATCCAGATCGGTAAGTGAACGGTGGATCACAAACCGTCCATGCCGACAGCTCTGCCCCGGCTGTAAATTCCAATCGACGACAATATCCTTGTTGTTGACCACCTGATTGACCGGCCAATCCTCAAGGGGAATGGTGACGGTGTATTTCTTGTTTTCGCGCTTGTATGACACCTCGCCCGCGACATTCACCGTGTCTGGGATGTCCACGGCCAGGTCCTGCGACACCTTGTCCAATTTCTGATGCCAGCCCTTTTTGACAAACCCGACGCCGTTTAGCGCGGCGCGAAGCAGCCATAGGGTCATGGTCGTGAAGTAGGTGACGTGGCTCTTGTCCTGGGTGCATTGCATCGTGTTCCAGAACTCGATCAGCTTTTCCCGCTGCCACGCCCCTTTCCGGTCGAAGCTCTGCACGGCGACGATGGGCGACGCGCCGAATATCTTTGCCATGAGATATGGTATTGCCGTCCAAATGATCTGAAACACCTTGTTAATGACCACATTGGACTGCCATTCGTAATTCTTCGTTGGCCTCTCCCCGCGAATCATGTCGTAGATGTCGTCATACAAGGCGTTCATCTCATAGACATGGCTCTGCCCCATTTCCCATTCGTCCAGAACAAAGCGGCAAATCTCGTCGTGCCAGCGGGGAATCGGCTCTTCCTGCGGCTCTGCCGGAACTTCCGCCGTCATCTCGTCAAGATAGGCTTCCTTCTCGCCCGTTGCAGGCGCAGACGCGTCAATCATCTCTTCACGGTTTTCGTTCATCTCTTGCCCTTCTTGCGTTTACCGTCCCGTTATCGAAGCAGGCTTATAGGTCCGGAAATTCGGCCTATTCCGCATATAATCCGCCGCATGAATGATACGAGAATCCTTTGCAAACGCCTCCAGAACCATCGGATCGTGGCTGTTTTTCTGCTGCGGGACGGGCTTGGGATCGTTGACGGCACGGCTTCCGGCGGTTCCCCACTCTCCATAGCACCAATTAAGCAGGGAGCGATGAAAGTTAGGAGCCGTATCGCAGACCCACAGAGTAGGTAAGTGTCGGACGATGCCGCGATCCCTAATGGCATTGTTAAAAGGAGCCTGACACTTTCGGGCGTTTTTGAATCGGGCGGATATTTCATCCCGTCCGAGGGTTCCCTTTGTGTCCCATCCGCAAAAATAAGCCCCCGTTCCAATTCGATCATCTTCCTTCAACCTATGAAATTCCCGGTTCAAATCCTCCACAACGCTGTATCCGGTGTTCGGCTGCTTCTTCGTCGCCAGCGGGTCGATCAAATCAACGCTGTAATAGTAGCCCTCCGAGTTTCGCGCTATGTGCTTCGTGATCTCCCCGGTCGTGAAACTGTTCGGCCCGTCAATCGGCGGATGAAATTCCCGCCACAGAAACCACTCGTTCTTCGGGCTGACCGACATCCATCCCACGCTCCACGGCGTCCTCGATTCGTGATAGTCGATCCCCCGGCAATGAAACCAGTCATACGGAATCCCGTTCGGGAAATACTTCTTGAACGGGATGTAGCAAATAGACGGATCGTAGGACTTGAACACCCGCCCGGAAATCGACTTGAAGATCCCGTAACGTCGCAAGGCCAACACGTCCGGGTCGTCAATGGCTTCAAAGAGCGAATCAATTACCGCCTTGTCCAAAATCGGATTGTCGTCCGTAGCCATCTGGATGCAGGCAATGTCCTTCCCGGTGTTTCGCTTCTCCTCCCGCGCCAGCCCGTATTTCTCAACCACGCTCTTTGTTCGAAAAACATAACTGGCCTGCTGGTAAACCTCATCAAATAAATAACTGTTACCGGAGATGGATACGGTTCCGTTCCTTCGGACAACGATCGTCCCGTTCTCTACGGTCGGACACCAGATGAACCCGTCATAGTCCTCTTCGGTAATCTTTACCGACTTGACATGGGTGTTCGGCCAGAACCGTTCGCTGTTCGCATAGATGTTGATCTTGTCAAAGACCTTGCCCCGCTTCTCATCCACCCATCGTATCTTGTGCGAGAGCTTGCCAAGCAACGTGGCAATCAACTGAATCCCGTCAATCAATCCCTCGTTGCCGATCTGTCCGACATTCATCCCTCCGCAATCGGTCACGTATCCATCCCCGTCCATGATCGCATCCAAAAGGATGGAGAGTTGTCGGGATGACAAGGAACAGATAAAATCCTGATTCGGGGATTTGCCGTCCACAACGGAACGAAGCCGCTTCCTTAAATCCCTTGTGATGGACCATCGCCGGATCGTTCCACTACCACACCACAGTTTCCCGTCTATCACCTTGTCCCCATACGGAAAATCGTCAACCCGAACATTGTCCCCGAACCCGCTCAACAGTTCGTCCAACTTCCTGCATTTTTGGGGGTATGCCGTAACGGACT